GTTCTATTGATATTGATAGCATAATTATTCAAATTTTAATTCAGGCATCTTTGCCTTTCTGTTTTGTGATTGTATCTCGGAGTATTTCAAACTTATCCAAACGCTACAAGGCTTTCCGTGTCCTTGCTTTTTTTGGTATCGTGCAAAACCGTTATGCTTAATTATTTTCGTTCTTTGTAGATGCTTTATTACAGCACCCAACACTCTTGGCTCTTTCGGAATACCCAAAACCAAATACATATCCGCAGATAAATCTTCACTTGTGAATGGTTTGAATCTCGTTTCAACCCACTTCTCGGCATATTCTATGGCTAAGTCATAATACTCTTGATTGTTCTCTTGAACAGTCTGTATCGCTTCTTCTGTTGTTTGTAATTGCTTTGACGACATTTTTATTTTGAATTTAAAGTTTTTTACCTTGATGTAATTTTGATAATTGATATTTTTTTGATAATTCCGGATTGTTTTCAAACTCTATATTGTGATGATAACAACAAGGCTTTAAAAACCGTTCATCGATGTAAAGAGAAATTTTGTTTTCTCTTGCCCATTCATCGGCATAGCCTTTGCGACCTTTTTGGTGTTCCAATGTTGTTGCAACATTTTTACAACCATCGACAAAGCACTTAAATTTAGCTTCTGACAGTATTTTTATCCTCAAAGCATCATAGACTTCCTTTTCTTTTTTTCTCTTGGCAGAAACCTTTGGAATAGACTTAAATGATTTCAGTTTCAAATTAGGTTTATGTTTTGAAACAAATTGCTTTTTAGGAGTTTCTTTTTTACATTCTTCACAAGGGCATTTATCTGTTGATTTATATTGTTTCCAAATTTTATTTGACTTTTTGCAAACCTTTTCTTTGTACATATTAATTTATATTTTTAGTTCTATTTTTCTAATATATGCTTCTTCTTCGGAATTAAAATAACCATAAAATTTTCTTTTACCATTTCTCATAATGGACAATCCCCATTTATTTCTTTCCTTTTTATAATAAATGCCATTAGATAGGTTAATTTCTGTTTGTTAATCAATGATTATGCAACGTTTAATCCAGGAGATTGAACTGCTTTATTTCTTTTTGGAGGAGTTTTCTTTGGTGCATATTCAGCATCAATATCTTCATCGTCTAAACCTCTTTCGTTCTCAGGCAAATCAGCAAATAAATCATTCGCTCTTTTTGCCTTGAATAAGAATTGCCAAACCTCAGATTTAAGTTTTTCAGTAAGTTCATTCAAGTCTTCAACACCACATTCAGAATTAAATTTAATAAGTGGGGATTCCACTTTTACTTTTCCACCAGCAAGCTGTCGGTTTCCTTTCAATACAATTCCCTCATTTTCTCCACTTCCTTTAAATTCAAAAGAATTGATAATCCACTTTTCGATTTCTTCATTATATCCAATAACTGCATTTTTTAAAGCATTATCGTTTCCTTTGATAAAATCTCTCGCATGATTCCAACCATCCAAAGCCTCGTGAGAAGTTGCAAAAACCACTCTAAATTGTTCCAAAACATCAAGTAAATCTTGATGAACAATTGCATCGCTATCTACTGAAAGCAAATCATTATTGTTGCCCATAGCATACCAAAAGGCTTTTAAACCTCTTTTACCAGTCAATTTGACTTTTTGCAAATCAAACTGATTTAAAGTTAACTGTTTCATATTTATATTAATTAATTATTTACAAAAAATAAATCTAACTTTTCTTGTGTTGTTTTTACTTTGCCAAATATACGAATTACCATCTTGTGTTCTCCAATAACAAATCTTTCAGTACAGTAATCAAAATACTTTGAACTATCGTCAGGAATTACATTTAAAGTGATAATGTCGTTTACTTTCTTTCCCTCACTTTTTTTCTTGACAATATTATCTAATTGTCTTTTAGTTGGAGATTTCAAAATATCCAATAATAGCTTTTTAAAGAAGTAAATTTTATTATCAAGGTCAATGTGAGTAGTCCTATTATACTCAAATTCCAAAGCCATTTTCTCCAACTCAGGCAATGAACCTATTTTATCTCTCAACCACAACTTAACATCATGAGTGATTTTTGAAACAACGTGGTAAGAAACATTCTGGATGTAAAATAAATTCGCTGTCAAATAATGCTTATCAAAAATATCTTCTCCAGCTTCTTTACTTTTTTTTACTTTCTTGATAGAGTAGTAGGTTGGTGGATCAAGAATTATTATCTCTTTAATCAATACAAAATCACTTCTCATTTGGTTTTTTCATTAATAGTTTATAATAGTAAATTATTGTCTTTGCAACGGCATCATTCAAATCGTTTGGAGAAACCTCTTTTTCATAAGTTGTGATTTGTCCGTTATTGTCAACTTGAATATGCCTTGTTGTTTTGTTCTTTGATGCATTGTAAAAAGAAACTGGATAAACTTTTATTCCACTACTCAAAACTAAACTAAATTGATGTGGTTCAACTATTGTTTCTTTCAATGAACTCGATTTCTTTTTTGGCATTTTCTAATTCTTTTTTGAGTTTTAAAATTTCATTGTTTTTATCCAATTCCAATATTTTTTTCTCGGAATGAGCAGCTTGTAATAATTTTTCTGTTGAAACATATTTTGCAACAGTATGTTTGTTCAATGTTCGCATTTGGTCAATGTAACTGTTTATTCTCAAAATTCCTAAAAACATTTCATTCAATACTTTCTTTTGAGCATCTGTCTTGGCAGAAGAAATCCATTCTGATACTTTTTCTTGAATAAAAATCAAATCAGTATCACATTTATCGTCCAATATCCATTGAGCAGTATCAGCATAATCAAAACGTTCTCTTTGTTGCTTGAAATATTTTGACATCAAAGAAACTTGCGACATCTCTTTGTTTTTTTGTTCTAATCTTTTGTCTTTTAGTTCATTCATAGTTTTAATTTTTTGATTATTTCTACCAATACTCCAACACAAATTGAATTTCCAGCTTGTTTGTATGCTTGTGAATCTGAAACATTCCATTTAAAATCTTCATTAAAGTCCATTAAACGGAACGCTTCAATTGGAGTAAGCCTTCTTATTCTCTGTCCTTGTATTTGCTTATTAAAGGGTTGTTGTATTTCTTGAATCTTTGATAATGTTTCTCGCAATATCCTAACCCCTTTATTTTCGTATTGCAATTCTCCACTTTGCAAATCACTATTGGTCTGTGGATTTTCGTATGACAACTTCTGCAAACTCTCATTAAGTTGTCTAACGAGTTGTTTAATGGATTTTCGTCTTTGTGATGAACATCTTTCCCATTCTTCTTTTGGCAAACTTCGCATAATGACATAGGAATTAATTTCGATGCTTTCTGTCTGCTGTACCTTATTGATAGTTCCTCTTGTGCCTTTTTGTCTTTTTGAGTGAACGCTTTCTTCATGCAATCTCTGTTGCAATAAAGTTTTTTCTCGAATGATTTCCAAGATTCGTAATCTCCACGTTTCAATTGCCTTCTTTCCAATTTCTTGTTGCAACATAAGCAAAACTTTAGCGGTGTTTCTTTTTTCATTATCTATTGATTTTAAAATTTCTGAAATTACTACTACATTATCTTTCTGAACCGTTGTCAAAGCATTAGAAGTTCCGTTTTCGTTTATTTCAAGCATTTGTTCAGTTTCTAATCCACTTTGTCTGCTTTTTGGATTATCTGGATTACGACCTCTAATTGCTCCGATTTTAATTACAGGCTGACCACTTCCATCCTCTCTTGCTCTTGCGGGTATTGTTGGGCAATTATTGTCTTCTGTGGGCCTGAATCCTTTACCGTCTTCGTGAGTTCGCCAAGTGCCAACTTGTAATAAATCATCTTTACCTCCACCACCTACTTTTAAAGCATCCATTATTTCAATCTCATCAGGATTTCTAAATTTTGCTGAAAACCCTCTATTATTATCAATTTGTCTTTCATTATAAGTTAACAATGCTTTTATGTTTTGCTCACTTAAAAAGTATTTTTCATCAACCTCGTTTTCAAGTACATCTTTCAACCGTTTTTCTAATGGAAATGGCTTTGGAAATTGAAAATTATTGTCTTCATCATCTCTAATTCCGATTATAAAAACACGCTCTCTGTTTTGAGGTATTCCGTAGTTTTTAGCATTTAATACTTGAAAGTAAATATGATACGGAACTGCATCTTCATAAGGAAAAAATGTATGAACTCCGTTAATTGATTTACCACCCAAGTAGTTTATCCATTCTTGAAACGTTCTTCCAAACTCTTGATTTTTATCAACTTTATCGTGAGATAATAATCCTTTTACATTCTCAAAAATGAAGTAACGAGGTTTGTTTTCTCTAATAAACTCAAGTGAATTAAAAAACAAAATACCTCTTTGGTCTTCTTTTCCTAATCTTTTACCAGCCATACTAAAAGATTGACATGGTGGCGATGTCATGTAAATATCAAGGCTTTCTTTTGGGATTTCTCTTTCGTAAACATCTTTTGGATAATATTTTGGCTCTCCATAGTTTAAAACAAAAGTTTGCCTTGCATACTTATCCATATCACAAGCGAATACTTCTTCGTATGCAATACCTAACCTAATTAGAGCCTGATTAAAAGCTCCTACGCCACTAAAATCTGAACCTATTTTTATTTTTGTCATAACTATATTTTAAAAAGGAACGTCATCGTCTTCATCGTGGTCAAATGATAGTCCGTTTGGTTTAACATATTCTTTTTTTGAGAAAATCTTTTCGCCTTGATATTCCCAATACATTCTTCTTTTTGTAACATCTAAATACATCTTTATTTCCCCTTGCTTGGCTACACTTTGAGGTTTTGCTTTTGTAACTATAAATGAGAACTCGTTTTTGTGTCCTTGTGTTCTATGAATAGTAATCATCACTTTGCCATTATTCCACCACTCTGAACCACCTTTTAAGTCGTCTGGCTTTGGAGGAACTCTATTACCATTCTTGTCCTTTTCAATTCCATTTCTAGGATGAATTATAGTATGTAAATGTAAATTATACTCCTCCGCAATCATATTTCTGTAACTTAAAACATCCTCAAGATACTTGTCATCTCGTCCAAAGGATTCCCCATTACTATCTTTTCCATGTCGTAAGTCTTTCCAACTATCAATAGTAGCTGTTTTAATTCCATGACTTTTTTTTAATTCAACAGCTAAATCCCAAAATTGATAAGGAGTTATTTTTGCTTTTCTATCAGTTTTGTGCAAAATAAAAAAATGCTGTAAAACCCAATCAAGCTCTTTTAAAGTTTCTGCTTCTGTAATATAATTTGAGTTATGGTATCTTTTATCAAATGTTTTACCAGTAATTTTATGAATAAGAATACCAATAATTTCATCTTTTGTTCCAACATCCGGAACATAAAGCAAATGTTTCCAACCATAATAAGACGATGTGTTTAAAAGAAGTTCTAATAACACCTCTGTTTTTCCACTTTGAGCATATCCTGTCCAATCTGTAACTCCTGGCAAACTCATTGTATAATATTCGTGAAGTATAGGAAAGCCCAAAAATACACCACGCAAAGCACCTTTTTCTCGATAGTCAATTATACTTTGCACAACATCATTGCGCTCAAGAATTTTAAATCCATCTATGTTCATAAATATTAATGGTTATTGTGTCCTTTATTTGAAATTGGTTTCTTGTGTTCCATTGCAGCATAACGCTCAAATATCTCTGGTCTTGATAAAAAGTCAAAGGTAACATATTTGTAATCGTTGTCCTTGTGATGATTGTCGTTTGAACAGTTGTCAATTACTTTTTGAATATCATCTTTTGTGTACCCCTCTTTTAATCGTTTCCGGAACTTTATTTTTGCTTGTTCTGAAATAATTCGAGCTTGTTTTTTGAATACTTTATTGAAGTAAGCTATAAGCCTATCAAAGTCTATTTCTGTTGAGGTATTTTTTTTGATTTCTTTAAGGTTAATTCTTGAGGAAAAATCAAGAACTTTCAAGTCATTAACCAAAACGGTTTCGCCTTTTAGCGTTGAAATCAATAATTTGAATGTTTCGGCAATTGTTTGGTCTGATTCATTTTCAATACCACAATTAATGTTTAATGTTATTGTTTTGACGTTTTCCATTTTACTTGTTTATTTTGCTGTGGAAAATTTTTATTGTGCTTTTGAATTTGATTACATCATCTTTTCTTTCTGATAAAAAATAATCAATATATGCACTTGCTTGGTCGTATTTACATCCGACAACTTCTGATATTAAAGTCAAACTGTTGTCGGATGAATTGAAATACAAATCAAGAATCTGTTTCTTTTGAGATTCTGTTAGTTTGTTCATTATCAGAATGGCAGGTCATCGTGTTCCTCCTCGTTGAAGTTTGTTGCCGTTGCTTGTGCTTGAGGTTGACTTGTTGCTTGAGGCTGAGATTGCGATTGTGATTGATTTTCGTTTTTAGAACCAAGTAATTGAATATTCAAAACATTGATTCCTAAATTTGAAACAAGAGTTCCATCATCTTTTTGCCAAGCTCTTGATTGAGGTTTTCCTGAAACAAAAACTTGCGTTCCTTTTTTAAGATATTGTGCAACCGCTATGTTGTTTCCCCACTTTGCACATTCGTACCAAGAAGTATTTGAAACTTTTTCTCCTTGCCTATTTATATAACTTTCTGATACTGCTACCGAGAAATTGATTACTTGGTTTTCTCCAAAATCTTTTACTTCTGCATCTTGTCCTATGTGACCGATTATTTCTATTCTTTGCATAATTTTTGTTTTAAATTAATTTTCCTGATATTAAATATTCCTCTGCCTCAATAACTCTTTTGGTTAAAAGTTCTTTATCCTCTTTTGGGATTTCAAATTCAAATTTAACTAAATTTGGGTATTCAATTCCATCAGGAATATAAGGCAACTCCTCAATAGGTTTTTCGTAAATAAAACGATATTTCCATTGGTCATCGTTCATGTTTTTCTCAATGAAGTCGGTGTCCTCAATCAATCTTCTCATTTCAATTAATTGCGATTCCGTTGGCATAAAAGCAATAGCCTCTCCTTTATCAAATCCCATAATACAAGCATTTGATACTATCTGCCAATATTCTTCTTTAAAATCCTTTTTTAACTTCTCCAAATCCTCTAAAATTAAAACACTTGAATAATTGTAGAAGTTCTCCGGATAGTAGCATTTAATTTCTGAACCACAGTCTTTCTTTTTTAGATCAGGACTTCCGGCCCAAAAAGGATATTCCGGATGCAACATACTTTCTTGAGAAGTCAAAGAATACTCAAATCCTAACAACCCCTCTTTCCAATACAAATAAGCCTCACAGAATTTCCCCCAACTCATCGCTTGATTGTAGAAGTTAGTATCGATAGAACGCCCCAATGAACGCTCGGCACGTCTTTGCTTTATGTATGTCAAAGCACCTGCAGAAAAACCATCGTCAATATTCTTTTTTTGACTTTTTGGGTTTTCTAATTTATGATTTTTTAATTCTTCTTCTGTCATTGGACGACTTCCAGTTCCTAACAAAACGTGAATTTTACTTGAGGTAAATCTACCTATACGGTTTACATTGCTTATCATAAATTATAGTCCTTTAAGGTAAGACAATGTTTTCTCGTAGGCAGAAGTTTCCTTTTGGTCGATTACTCTTTTTATGCCATCAAATTGATCGGATGGAATAGATTCTTTAATCAATTCAAAAGTAGTTACCAATTCGTTGTAAATTGATTCGGAAGAACCATCATTGTCGGCTTCGGCTTTTGCCTTGTCATAGGCTTTTGCACTTTCTCCACAAACAGCGAAATGGTCAATCAATTCTTTTTTGTCGCGTAGTTCTTTTGGAATAGATTTCCAAAGTTTTGTCAATTCATCAGCTCCTTGTTCACAAACTAATAAAGCCTCTGACTTGTATCGTTCAATTTCAGCATCAACTTTTTCCCCACCATCAAGCCACTTTCTAATTTTCTTTCCGGTTTCAACACCTAAATAAGTGTTACCGTCTCCAAAGGCATCTTTCAAAAATGATGGTACTTTTAAATGCTTTTGGTTTTTACCCTCATTCGCCATAAGAACGGACGCGGTAAGCTCAAACATAAAGTTTTTTTCACATACCGGTTGAAGCCCCTGAGAAGTAAATTCACTTTTACCATTAATCATTTCTACTTTCACTTTTTCTCTTGCTCGGATGCAACAAATGATATTCATATTTGACTGTAAAAGCACGTTCATAAATTTTTTGTGTTCTCTTTTAGCCTCAATCCAATTGGCTACTTTTCTAGGAGAACCATCAGCTTTTGGAGCATTTGCAATATCATCACAACCTCCATCTCCCTCCCATTCGTGCGTAACCGAATCAATTACCAAAACTTTTACTCCGGCATCTTGAAACTGTTTTATTGCTTGTGCATATCTTGTTGGAGAAAACGGAGGGTATAAATCTCCAATCAAAAACTTTCCGTCAAGGATGTCAGCGTATAAAGAACCTCTTTTGTTCTCAGTATCTAAAAATCCTATTTCTTCCGGCTTGTCAACTAAACCTCTTGCCACTAACAACGCGGTATATGTTTTACCATCTCCGGATTGACCAGCAAATCCCAATACTATTTTACTTTGTCCGCTTTGTACCGGACGAATGTTTACTACACTCATTTTTCTATTTGTTTTTTAAGGTTATTTTGTTTCGATAATTCTTGCGTACCCATAATGGTCATCCCAAATCAATTCAGAAGTTCCATCTTCTTTCATATACCAATATGCCCCTTGAGAAAAATAAATATTATCAAAATTCTCAATCTCAAAATTGATGTGCCAACTCAATGACTTTACAATCTTTGCATTTTTAAAATGATATTTTACCTGCAAACTATTTGGAGTTATCATTACTTTACTTCTTTTATTATACTTAAAATATCTACATTTTTTTGATAATTTTCTATGTAGTTTTTTATAAATCCCCATTTTTTAGTTGGAGTTGTTTTCATAAGACTTAAACTTGCCTGTGAAATGTTTAAATCTTTTGCTATTTCTTTTTGTGATTTACCTGTTATTTCAGACAATTTATCTATATCTATTATATATTTCATAATTCGTTGTTGTTTTATCAATTAAAAATCTTACTTTAAATCTTCCTAAAGCATCTTTTTTTATAGTTTGTTTGCAATTTTCTCCTAATCTATTTTTAAAATCAATTGCGTGTTTTTCGCTATAAAATACTTTAGTTGCGTAATTTTGTATTCCTTTCATAACAAAAAAGCTACTTATAACATCGGCTTTGCTCTATTGCGGTTTCGGGCATGACTCGATGTTTGGTTTGTATTTGTTGATTTTGTTTTTAATTCAAAGTTTTTGGCTTACTTTTCCGCAACAAAGCAAAGCCGTCAACCGTTAGGCAACATTTAAAGAAGCCCACCATTTATTAAACTTCTCCATTGCAATTTTTTCTGCATTTTTACCGCCAACACAATCTTCATAATGGTATGGTGATTTAGTTTCTCCGTCAGCGTGCCTAAGTCCACTTCTAATGCAGAAAAATCCAGTACCTTCCGTAATTTCAAACCAATCTATCATTATCATACCCATACCTAATTTAAACTCAGGTCGAAGTTTTAATATCTGTTTTTTAGTCATAATAAACGTTGCCTAACAAAGTGTATAAGCAATAGCTGTTAGGCGTTTTAAACTATTGCATTGTTAACAATTAAGTTTCTACTTCTAATCAAGTTT